TTTTCACTCATAAAGTCAAAAGTACTATTAACACTACTTAAAGATTTTCCAAGCTCAACAACAGAAACAATTGCACTTTGGAACGATGCAACAATTTGAGTTCCTATTAACGATCCAGCAAAGCCTCCTTGTTGCCCTTTCATCCCTCCTACATAGCCACCAATAGCACCACCAGCAGCAGCAAATGGCCCTTGCCCAAAGAGTAAAGGAAATGCTCCTCCAATCATTGCGCTTTGTCTTGCCCCTTGACGTAACCTTCTTTTTTCTGTTGCTGCTTTTAGACGTTTATCAAAATCTTGTAAATCAGCAGCATTTTTCTTCTTATCATTAGCCATTTCCAACTGTGTAGCTTTATTGTCTTTTGCTATACGCTCTTGCAACATTTTGTCTTGATCAGACACAAATAATTCCATTTGTTGATCTTTTTGAGCTTGTAAAGTCTCTGTATATTTCCTATTTGCTTTTGTTGCGTTATTAATTAAACCTTCTAGTTTTTCTGCCTGTTTAGTAGGACTTGCTTTGTCATATAATTTACCTCTCTTCTTGATCTCAATATTTTGTCTTTCTTCTAGGTCAACAACTTTTTGTAATTGAGTCTTAAATCTACCACTTGTCGTATGTAAACTATCTAGTTCAGCTCTCGCATCTGCTAGGTTTTCTTTCAATCTGTCAGCTAATGGAGAACGATCTCCAAAACTATGAGGCGCACCATAAATTTCATCTAACTTATCTTTTAATCTTCCCTCTCCCGTCATCATAAAACGAAGAGGCCCGAACAAGTTCTCAATTAATGATGTCTTGTTCTGGGTCGGCCCTATACTTCCTCCTTTCTTCCCGAATTTTGGTTCAGCTTTTGCTAACCAACCAGACATATTCTTGTCTAGTTCTCTTCTTGCAGCATTAATTCGATTAAAACTTAAAACAGCTTGTTGCTCGAAATCAACAAACCCTTTGACAGCACCAACGACCCAACTTGCTCCGCCTAAAACCGCACTTAAACCTTGATAACTAAACCCAATTGTGGCAAAAGCCTCTTGTACTTTTCTAGTAAAAGAAGCTAATGAATTTAGTTGAACTTGTCCAAATAAAGGAATACTTACTTGTCGATTTAATATCTGGAAGTTCTCAGTTAATTTTTCTACTAAACGACTGACTCCGATAAAACCAGCAGCACGAACAGGTTCTCCAAATTGCCCTCCAAAAATCTTACTTATATCTCTAAACGACCTTGAAGCCAGTTTCGCAGCAATTTTTTCAGTTTCCTTACCAATATTTCTATAAAACTTAAAGGTATTACTAGCTTCCTTTGCTTGCGCTCGTTGCAACTTAGTAGTAACACCAAGCCTTTTATTCATTCGTTCTATTGCTTGTTCAGTTAAAAGATATTCTTCCGAACCTATTTGAAGAAGCCTATTAACATTCTCTAGTTCAGATCTATAAGCAGTAAGAGAAGCAATAGTATCTCTTTTCCCTCCTTGCTGGAATTGTGTCTCCATTCCCAACAGATCTGTAACTCTCTTGAAACCTGTCATGTCAGTTCCAAGTTGCTTTATGTCACCAGCACCAAGCGCATATAATTTTTCTTGTGCTTCTATCCTTCTAAGTTGGGCAAGTCTTAATTTTTGTTCTGCTTTCTCTTGTGCCTGAACAGCCGTTACATATTGTGCAGTACCAATCTTGACACCTGCTGAAAGTCTAGCAAAAGTGTCAGCTTGCTTACTTAAAGCCGCCTCATTAGTAGCAAGAGCTTTTGTCCCATTCCGAACTGCAATGACAAATTTTTGAAGATTATCTGCTGATTTATTAAATTCGTCACTCTTCCTTCCATCAGTAGAAAAAGGAGAACCTGTCCTTTGCAGATCCCTCATTGCTGCTTTTATCTTTCTTATATCTCGTATGCTCTGAGTTACTTTCTCTTTTGGAAGAACTTCTACCTTGGAAGCAAGCTGTGTTAGACCTTTAACGGCTTTAGATATATTCCCTACTTCTTTAACTGTTTCTTTAATCCCTCCTCTTATTGACTTAGAAAAAGCCTCATTAATTTTATCTAACGACTTATCAATTCCTTTAAGAGATGCACCTAAATCTTTTACAGCCTTTCTTATCTGAGCGTCCTTCGCCTTAAACTCAATCGTCTTGGTATAAGCTTCAGCCACTCCTCTCGTACCAAATAATATTCTCTATCTTACCTCTTTTGCGTTCTAGTAGCACTACCTCGTTGAGCTGCTTCTCTATCTTTTTCCATTTCATCATTCTGAATTTTAAAAAAAGCTGCCCAACCAACCATCTCTTCCCTCGTTAATTCTCTCGTTAACTCTCTAACAGTCTTACCTAATTCCTTTGCTAATGAAAATAAAAAGATCCATTCTTTATTCGCTTTTCAAGTCTTTCTCTGCCTCTTCCACCTCCTTGCTAGAGCCAGATTCTAACATCGCCAATTGAATCTCTTGTAAAATAGCAGCTTCTATTTCTCTACGAAGAGTCGCTTTATCTCCATCAGCAAATAACCTTTTCCCTTTCTCGTCTAATGCTTTTTCAATCATCAAAGACAAAGCAAAATTAGAAGCATCATCTGTATTACCAGATTTTTTTTGAATAGATTCCCTTTCAGAAATCGTTAACGGATGCCAATAAATAGATAAAACGACTTCACCTTCCTTTTTAACATCATGTCGATATAATTGACTGACTCCAAATTTGTTGGATAAGAGTTCAACGGCTCTCATAAAAATTCCTTACTTTAATAGGATAATAATACTATATTAGGCGATTGCTGAAAACTGACAAGTGATGACACCCAGGTAATGAGATTCTTCTTCGTCTTCTATTACTCCAGGGCCAGACACATCACTAACCTTTGGTTTGCAACTAAATGTATCAGTGTAATTAGCTGCATTTACTGAAGTCATCCCATCTATAACTGATTCACTGATTGCTGCTAAAACTGAAGTTCCTTTATTCTTTGGAACATAAACTCGACATCGAATAAAGCCAGCATAAAAATCGCTTGCTGCTCCCTGACTTTGAATTGTTGATTGACCAAAATTTACAGTCATTGCAACATATTTTTTGGTTTTTCCAGGTTTTGTATAAGGAACATTGTCATAAACCACGTTAACTGTTGCATCAGCAGCTACAACAGCATCAGTAATTGCTTTTTCAAAAGCAGCTCTAGTATTTACGAGTGTCATACGTCTAATCCTAATACATTTATGTTAGGACGTTTATCAGTGAAAATTCTATCTATTTTTTGCCTTAATCCTTCTTTGAAATTCCCCGAACCATTAAGAAGATAGGCTCCAATGTGAGAATTACGAGATTCTATAGCTCTTTTTGTATATTCAGCTCTATTCCCGATAAAAATACTTTGATTAAATTTGAATTTAGTAGGAACTTTGTATCTTGGAGCGATATAGGCTTTGCCTTTTGTTTTTTCTATTCTTTTCCAAGGATTTTTTATAGCTTGATCTTCTGGTGGCATCCTTGTTTTAGAAACTTGCCAGCTAGAAGCAAAAAATCCAGTCTTTACAGGGCTTACATCTTCAGAAGCTAAATCTTTAGTAACGGAATTAATCAATTCTCCTAGCTGAGTTTCAGATTGTTCCTCCCAATCGTTTATAAGAGCATCCGTTAATTCTTTAGTTGTTCCTCCTTTCTTAGCCATTAGAACCTCACTAGCAATGTAAATAAATAAGCTTGCCCACCTCTTTTCGTGTCTATCTCAACAATCTGAGCTGTTTGGCTCGCTCCTGCATAAGTCAACGTCACTTCATCCTGAAAAGTAGGTTGATTATCTCCTATCAAATCAGGAGTCACATATAACTTTGCTTGCCTCATTTCTCTCCCTTCATCTTCCTCCGATTTAATAAATTCAATCGGTACTTTGATATTTGCATAAGCAGTATCAGTTGTAGCTAAAGATCCTGTTGCAGTGTTATAAGTACCAGCTACTTTCCTTGTGTAAGTAATAGTTGTATCTAAAGCCGATCCAAGATCAGCAACAACCTGTTTAGCTAGTGACTTAAATGCTGTGTCTAATGCTCCTGCCATAATTAACCTCTAACAACTCGAACTTGGTAACTACCAGAACCACCAAGGCAATAAGCACCTAAGTAATTCTGTAACCAAGGATAAACATCAAATACGTTATTAATCGTTCCAACACCCTGACTACTGGTGTTGTATTTAACCTCCATATCTCCTAATTTAACTTCTTCGTAAGTACCATCAGTTCCTTTATTACCAGTTATCGCATCAGTTTCATTTGCTAATGCTCTTGCTAATTCATATTGTGCATATTTGATGTTTGTAGGAATTGAAGTGCAAGCAAGTTCAACATCATCAACGTGATAATTATTTCTAGGCCATTTCAATGCCTGACTTTCATCACATCTGTCACCATAAAAATTTAAGCCATCAATCCATCTGGTAGCAGATATTAATGCTCTATTCTTTTGGTCATCAGTTTTATTTGTCCAGGTGGTTGAATCTGGAACGGTTTCAAAATAGGTGTTTGCTTCAGCTAAAGTCACATAGCTATTAGCTGTTGCAGACTTCAACGTGGCAGTTATTGTTGCAGCCACAATCCTTAAAATACATTTCCTCTATATTGTAGCGTCATAAAAAACCCCC